TCTGCCTGGCTAGTAGACACCTTCACTCTTAAGGTGGGTAACGGCGCGGGACTGTACCATGACGGTAAGGCAGGCCCTCTTAAGTACCTCGACTACGCCAACCCTCTAAACAGCCGCTATTACGTACCGATGCCTTGGGGCATGGTGGATCTGATGGCGACTGTTGGGGATGAGCTAGCTACAGTAGATAATGCACTAGTACCTAGCGGCTATGCTGGTGATATCAGTGTGGTAGGGTCAGATATACATCTTACTAATGTAGACTCAGGGTCTAACAGCAGAATTGCGGTAAATATTCCAAATCTCACAGTGGGTTCTACTGTTGTCGTGGAGTATACAACCCGGACACCCTCTACTGATGTAAACGCCACATGGTATATCAGAGAGGCGCTGGATGGTGTGGGTAATATTACACACTCAAGCCCGTCCTCTGATGGAGATCCGCAGAGAATAGCGTTTACCGCAACGCAGGAGCAGCAGTGTTTATTAGTGGTACTAAATACTATAGGCCACCCGATCACATTAGAAGATATCTCCATCAAAGAGTACCCTAACGCGGGTATCTACCAAGGCAACCCAGCAGAGCCTAAGACCTTCATTAAAACCGGTGATGATTGGTATCACGCTGATTCAGACACCACAATTTTAGGAGCTTAATCGCTATGTATACCTTAATACACAAAAGCAATACAGCAGCAATTGAGCTGTGTCAATCTGGCCTAGCCAGTAACAACCAAGGTGTTATGCACGATCCTTACTGGATCTGTAGCACCTCTGTTGAAGAGATGAACTTCCCTGAAGACGTATCTGCCCCAGAAGCTATTGCTCTGAAGTGGATCGTTGAAGGTACGGAAGAAGAACCTACCAATGTACTACCTGAATGGGATGGTACTGATGGTCAGGTTTATCAGATCCCTCAGGATTTGTTCAAAGCTTATCGTACTGATGAGACTATCTTCACTCCAGCAGCTCCTGAGCCAGCTCCTCAGCCACGTTATCGTACACAGATGACTGGTGCAGAGTTCTCTCGGGAGATCCTTACAATGGCTGAGTGGGCCGCTATCGAGACATTGGCACAGTCCAATGCTTCAGTAGCAGCTTGGCGTGATGTCACCCTATGTGGTGATATCTGGATCTCTCATCCAGATCTAGATGCTGGTTTGGTCATGGCTAATGAGTTATTACCAGTTATCTTTACAGAAGAACGAGTAGCTGAGATCCGTAAGGGTTTACTCATCGTATAAGGAGAGTTCATTATGTTACCAGCTTTACTTGGCCTATTGCCTTCCCTCGCCAGTGGCGTTAAGGAATACATAGGTAAGAAGCAAGACTTACAGAAGTTAACTCGTGAGTCTGAAGTACGTATCAAGACTGCTAAAGTAGATGCAGAGATCCGACGTATTGAATCCGCTGATAAAGCTGATGGCGTACTGGATGAAATCAGTCTACGTAATGCAGGTTGGATGGATGACTATCTAGTTGTACTAACCACTCTACCTATCGTAGGTATTATCATAGCACCATACACTGACATGATAGATGTAGCTACTATTCAAGCTAGCTTCACTGCTATGTCAGACTTACCAGAATATTACTGGTATGCGTTAGGTGCTGTATATATCCGAGGATTAGGCATGAGACGTATGGCTCGTATGCTTATTGATAAGATGAGTAACCCTTTTAAGAAATAAGGAATAAACTAATATGGCACCTCGTAAGCGTTCATCAGAACCTACCTTACCTAAGGTACACACTGATGACAACTTCCGTCGAACGGACGATCTAGAGCGTCTTGCCAAGTTAGAGTATGTAGTGTATGAGGACCACGATCCGTTGTTGGTCTCTCATGCAGCTGAAATCAAAACAATCTCTGATAACCAAGCAGCACAAACACGTCACTTGAAGAACATACGTAACATGATAGGAGCTTTCCTGATTGGTACAGTGTTCACACAGATAGGTTGGGAGAAAGCGTTGAAGATTGCTTCGATGTTTCTGATCTAGTAAAACGAAAAAACCCCGGTACCCTAGGACAATTAAGTCTTAAGGTGACCGGGGTTTTTTTATGTCTGTAACTTTTATCGTTGATCTTCAGGGATGCCTAAGATGTTAGACAGCTCATGCTTAGCCTTACTCTTCTTCATCTTCTTAACTGCATCCATCATAGCCTTACGATGTACCTCAGCCATAGCTACGATAGATCGTGCTTGGTTAAACTCTTGAGCTGAGACGTAACGGTCAGGTCGGAATGCAATAGACTCTAGTAGGAACATAACAGAGTCGATGAGACCAGTGAAGATAATAAATGCACCACCGACAACAACAATAGAAGGCAGTGATGTTGTTAAAGCTGTACTGATTAATGTCGGGATTGCAGCTGCGATAAGCAATGCAATTAGTAAGTGCATCTTAAAAAGGAAAGGCTGTAGTACATTGAATGTGAATGCAGACTTTAGTTTAGTCCATAGTTTTTTAAACATAAGTAAATCCTTTTATTGAGGGTCGCCTAAGATCTGATTAATGTATAGATCTACAACTTCTTTATTGTTATTAACATAGCCACGACGTCGTAACTCTTCCGTAATAAAGAACAAGCACTTCTCCAAATCATACTGATCAGTCGTCCCATTCTTCCCACCAAGACGGTAGCAAGCTTTGAACACATTAGCTACATTGAAGTTCATGTTCTTAGCATTGATGATATGCTTACACTCTGCTGTGTATTTATCACCACGATCATTGACACACTCTACCTTGTAGTAGTTAGAGGAGCCTCCGGTCAGTGCATCATCTTTTGTACTCATCTTTCCATACCCTATAATCTTCATTGAATAAAACATAAACACTTACAGCAAACACAGCCCACAAAGCTGTTGCCCACCACGACCCGGTGAGGATACAACCTAGTGTAAAGAATGTGGCACTGTTAAAGCATAAGCTATTCCAAACCTTATGTCGTTTACTTAACATGTCTCATATACCTTTACATTATCAGGGAGTTCTTTTATGATTTCATAAACGACATCCCTATCCAACTTTCCATTACCAATACCGGGGAATGGTAGATGGTATGTTATATCTGGATTAAGTTTAGCTGTGTATCGGAGGCTGTCGCAAGACCCTTGTATGAGGCTAAGGTCGGCCTTATCATACCAACCGTACTTCACTTGAAATATACCAAACTGTTGTAAACCTTTCCACTCGAACTGTAAATAATAGTAGGCTTCTAGATGGTCTATAGCATTGCCTAAATGCTTAGGTATTTCAGGGTGTGCGGTACTCATAGCTTTCGCATTACCTCGACCCATGACAACAGAACCATCTTTCTTTATGAAAGAGTTTGTCGTACAAATCCTAACATGGTACGGAGCTATAATATCTGTGTAGTCTATTCTCTCATTGACAATTATCATTGTTATATGTACTCCTTATACCACCACAACCCCTGCCAACTTAATGGTACAGGGGTTATGACAGGGTGACAGAGCCTCTAGCTCATCTGTTCACCTACCTAGCAGAGGCCTAGGTTAAATTCCCAATGTTAACGGACATGGGTTCCTTAAGTATCTGTTCACGCTTTACAATGGCACATTGGCTCATCACTATCAGGGATAGAGGGTGGGAGTAACTGGTGGTACAGTTAGATACAACTACTCCGGTCTTATACATCAGTGCTACCAAAGCCACCTTCACCACGTTCTGTTGTACTCAACTCATCTGCCCAGACGGCCTGCGGGTTGTATACTGGTACGATCACTAGTTGACAAAGCTTAGCTCCTATTCGTAGAGTCTGCTCAGCCCCTTCATAAGGTGCCTTAAGTTCTCCACGATAGTCTGAATCTATAATCCCAACACTATTAGTTTGTATTACTTCGTAGTTCTTATGGGTACTTGAGCGGGCTGTGAGTAATCCCACGTAGCCTTCAGGTATCTCAACTGCTACACCAAACTTAACCATGGTTGGTCCTAAGAGATGTTCACCAGTTATCTTGGCATCTTCACTTAGGTAGAGATCGTAACCCGCAGCACTATCAGTACCACGGGTGGGGAGCTTAGCTGTCGGTGTCAGCTTCTTGAACTTCAACTTCTTCTGCAACATCACAAGCTTCCTCAGTTGTCTCAGTCTCTGTCTTAGTCTCTGCTTCAGCAGCTGCTACTACAGTTTCCATGAAGGTAGTCATAGCTTCTTCGTCCAGAGTCTCACCATCTTCATTAGTGAAACACTCTTTCAGGTATGCAGTTGCACCTTCCAGATCTTCGTTCTTAGCAAGTGCTAGGTATTCAGCTACTACAGGGGTACGATTAGTCATTATTATCTTCCTTATTAGTTTGTGCTTCTTCTAGCACTTTAGCATCGATGATCATGTCAATCACAGGTCGACTGTGTACTCGATCTAATACATCTTTAAGTTGTAGTTGACCTTGTTCGGTCAGGGTGTTGCCTTCGGTGTTGAGGTAGTCTAGTATATCAACGATATACCGGAGCTCAACTTGGTTTACTTGGTAACGTTTCATTGTCCCGCCACTCTTCCAATCAGTTTTGCATGCCAGTCTGTAATGGTCTGCTCATCCTTATCGGACACAATCATAGGTGTTGTGTAGTCTTGACAAGAAATATGCACTACCATCTGAAACTCTTCAGCATACTTATCATAACGAGGTGGTGTAAAGAATACTACATCATGTTGATCAAACCACCAACCTCCTAGGTTCATCCAGCTGCTTCCCATAATCTTATTCCTCTAACCATTCATTCGGTATTAGTTTATCTGCGTACTGCCACTTGACTCCTCGGAAAGGTGCTCTGCCAAGTCCGTCGCATATTGTTGCGTAAGTTGTAGCACTTCCTTTACGGATTCGTTGTTTGCTTCTTGAGAAGACGAAACGTATATCGAGATCCGGATGTTGTTGCCTGATAAGGAGGTGTTTATATCGGTCTTCATAGTCCCAGATTCCTTTTGATTCTACTATTATCTGCTTACCAGATTTAGTCTTAATCACAAAGTCAGGAGTGTACGTATGGTAACTCTCAGGTACTGTGTAATCTATCTTGCCATCCTTAGGCTCGAAACTATAGACAGTCTTTTTCTTATTAAGTTCCTCAGCTATCCGTGCTTCTAGTCCACTACGATACGAGAACTTCTGATGTCTCTTCGCCATCCGTAGTCTCCTCAGTAATTATCTTACGGGAGTAAGTAGCCCATACCTTATACATATTTTTCTCAGTACGTTGGCTACCTGAATCATCCTTGACCCAGACACCTGTCTTCTTACAGGTTACTTCTTCAGGGTACATCTCATGACATACCTTAGTGTCAAAGAAACAACTTAGTGCTTGCTGCTTCTTCTCTTGTGACCGTAGTAAGATCTGAAGGTTCCCATCTAATACAGATTGTTTCATATCCTTAATATCCTTCACTTGTATCTGCCGCTTCTTTTTTCGACCGCTCTTCTTCCAAAGAGTTCAACCAATCACGTACATCATCCGTCTCAGTCTGCATCATCCAAAGTAATCGTGCATTCTCATGCATGAACATCTTCCAATAAGAACCGAAGCGTACTTCATACTGGTGCTGGCATACAGAGTATAGCTCCAGAGGCTCTGAGAGCCTTTCTAAGAGCTTCTTAGCGTTCTTCTCCCCTACCCTGTACAGTCCAGGGATATTATCCGTAGAGTCCCCCATAAGGAGCTGGGTAAAGAACCACTTCTGTCCTTCTTCTTCCGTGATCCAATGTAATGGTTGCTCTTTCTGTTTACCTGAACCCCATGAGTAATGCCAACCGGGAGTAATTTTCAGATCCTTATCGCGTGAGCAAATGACTGTCTCATATACAAGATCACTGAGATGATGATCAGGAGAGATCCCACCTTCAGGTTTATCTTGAGCCATACTCATACCGTCATCAGCTTCCCAATCCTCACACAAAGTAACCGGATGGTTCTTAGTGGCAAGGAGATAGTCCTTTATCTTCTGGTAGTGTACTGGCTTCTCAGACTTACGCTGTCCTTTGTAAGGTTTGATAGTAGCTTCTTCTTTACGGAAGTTATTATCACCTGTAATGAACACTTCGTACTCATCACAACCAGCTGACTCTTTGATCTGGTGGATCTTACCATCTACTCTTGACTTAACGAAGGGCCACTTGAGGGGATGACCTTCATCGTCAGTGCAAGAACCTAGTTCGTACAGGAGAATATCTCCATCGATCAATGCCTTCATACTTCCCACCTAATTTCATTGTCTGGGTGTGTGATGATGTAGTCCAGAGGATTAGCTAGGGTGCGTACACGCTTAGCTTCCTTTGCTTTAGTATAGATATCCAGTACTTTATAGTAGTGTTTATCTAAAGGACTCTTCTTGTCATACCATGTAGGATTACCGTAGTGTCCTCTGAACATATTACTCACCAGTCAGTCGATTAAGATTCTCTTGGACGTCATGCTTCTTAGCACTGTACTCCATGATAGCTCGTGATGTATTCTGATCTTTCTTCCAGAAGGTTTGTATATGATTAATCAACATACCTAAACTTCGGATGATACTTCGGAACCGTTGAGCTGTCTCTTCCTTAGACTCGTACTTGCAGGGGTCCGAAGACCTCTCTGCAACACGACGTGGACCTTTAACTGTATTAATAACCCGAGTCATTAGTGTCACCCTGATCAACCAGAGCGGCATCTAGAGCTGAACCGTTGAAGTTAAGTGAGGACTTAAGCTTCTTCTGTACGAACTCAGGTAGACGTTTAAACACTTCCATGTCTGGCTCGTCGAAGCTGAAAGTAACAGGCTCGTTCTGTAGATCTGGTACAGGGATACCTGCTGGTGCACCTGATACACTATCAATCTTAGGGTAGCCCTTGGCATTCTGTGATACACTTACCATACAAGCTGTGTTAATCAGACCGAAGATATCTTGACCGTTGTTAGATAGATCACCTGTTGGGTCTAAGCCACGAGTACGGGCATACATCTTAGAACGTTCGTGGTCAGATACTTTAAAGTCTTCTGATACCCAGTGTGGTTTACCATCTTCACGTAGAGAGTTAACCAGTTCGTATGTGAATGTTACTTTGTACTGAGATTCAATCTCTTCACCTTGCCATTCGAAACCAGGCTGGTGATCAAGGTCAACAATACCTACCAGACGTGCTAGGTGTGTGCCGACTGCTGGTGCGTCTTGTGCTGCGCCACCTTTGTTCTTCATTTTAAATGCTGACATCGTTATCGTTATCCTTAAAAATTAAATGATTGGTTAGGACTCTTGTCCTCGTCGATTGTGAAGTTAGCTTGAAGGAACTCACGTGCTACTATAACTACACGGCTCTCATCATCTAGCATTACTACACAGTCTGATACGTTTAATAGATCTGGCTTACTCCAGATCACCATCCATGAACTACCATCTGCATCATAGATTAAATGGGTTTGGTTCATGATAGGTAAGCTATGACTACACATTATCTTTCTTCTCCTGTATGATAAACTTACGGAGAGTGTTTTCAGATACGGTAGCAGTTCCATCTACAGATACGTAATCATGTTTGACCACATACTCTAGTATTTGTTCATCACTTACTTTATTATTTTCTTCTTCATCGAGTAGTGAACGGTACCACTCGACTGCTTTACGTTTGGCTTCTCGCCGTAGCCGCTTGGCAGTAGTCCCTCGCATCTTACTTCAAGGCACTACGGATGCGGTCATACTTATCAGCTTTCTCGCAGACAGACTTCTCTGTCTTACGCATGTAATCTAGCTCTTTATACATATCCAAGTAACGCTCTTCATAAAACTTAATCTTGTCATTAGCCTTACGTCGTTCGGTTCGGAGATGACGATTCTCAGTCTGTAGTTCTAGTACTCGATATTCATTTGTGATATCAGAAGTAGAACGGCAGCCTCGCGGTGTTGACATCCAGTAATGTGTACCCATATCTTCAATCCTTTTCTTATCCATTTCTTCGGAGACTTCGTTTAGTTTCTCAAGCAACCTCTGGGTTGACATACCATAACGAAGGCCATAAGTAATCATCTTAAATTGGTCACGATCCATATCAGTGTACCTCAACTTCTTCTATATCTATTCCAGGTTCGGTAAGTGGTAGATCAAATCTATATACAACTTTCTTATAACCGTTCCACCAAGTAACATCCTTAGTTACACAAGAGTAGTAGTGATAGTCGGGACGTTCCCAAGCTTCACTCTGTTTAAACTCTCGATACAATTCAATCCGTCGAAGACGTGCATCACGTTCAGTGAGGAAGACTTCATCCAGATTTGGTATGTGTTGGAACGCATCATCATCATACATAGTTAGTATATAGACTTTCATATTAACCTCAGTGTACCTCTGCCCATGATTTACCAACAGCTGCATCAGCATCTAGTGGACAATTAAGATTATAGAATGTTCCTGCTTGTACTACTGATTGGACCATGATAGACTTAAGAAGTTCAGATTGATTTGGATCACACTCCCATGTCTCTTCATCATGATAATCTAAGACCTTGATAGCACCAGAAAGTTCCGGGTTCTTTTGGATCTCATCATACAACCAGATACGAGCGTTGGTCATGATCAGTGCACCTGCTCCCTGTAGTAGGGTGTTCAATGCTTTGTTCTTCTGGATCTGACCGTGCATCTTACGCATCATTAACTTACGTCCGTCAAGACCTAATAACCAACCACGGCTTGATGCTTTCTTAACACCCTTCACTAGCTTAGCTAGGTTAGGATTCGCTGCTAAGAATCTATCTTGCATTTCTTTTCCGACTGCCCGCTGCTGATCTTCCGTACCGTCAGGTAACATGATTGATCCGAGCTTGGCTTGACCGGCACCATACAAGAAAGCATAGATAAACGTTTTGGCCTGGTCTCTTGTCTCCAGTCCGGCCATCTCTTGATTATAGGTATGGATATCACCGGACAGTATTTGTTCGGTGTAAGCTGGATCGTTGAGATAGTGAGCAAAGCAGCGAAGCTCAAGACCACTAGCATCCCGGCCCACAACAACCCTGTCAGTAGGAGAGCTAAAGAGGCTACGCATTTCAGTACCAAAGAAAACACTCTGTTCATTTGGATACCATATTAAGTTATGTTGTTTGTCTGAGTTAGCTTTAGGTACATTAGCTACACCGATATGACGCATGCGACCGGTTGGTGTTCCTTGAGGATTTGCAGCAGCTGGTACTCTATGATCGTCACGACACTTGCCAATCCAACCTTCGATCTGAGATCTCCGATGTCGTGATTTACTTCGACTTGTAAGGATGTCCCCGATTCCGTCTGGAAGTTTAGCCAATGATGTGTCTGTGAGCTTAGGACTAGTACGGACAGGATTGCCTTCAACATCAACGTCTGTCTTGTGGTGATTCCATTCATCAGGTTCCCATCCTTTGGTGTATAACCATTCCTTTAGTTGCTTCTCACTACCAATGTTAAGTTCGTTCCACTCGATACGGGAGAAGGGGCCTTCGACTATATGTACTTTATGACGATCTGTAAACTCAAAGGTAGGGTCATATTCTAAATCATCTGGATAGTACCAGTCTGTGGTAGCCTTAGTGTACTCACCATTCTTCTTGAAAGGTTTGTTAACACTAACACCTTTCTGCTTAGGCTTAGCTGGTGCCATTCCTTGGATGTATTCATCAGCCTCATCTACGATAGTAGTGAGTGTGTCGACATACTCTTCAGCTTTCTCTTTCTCAAAGTACACACCATTCATCTCTTGTTCATGCATGATCTGAGCTGAACGATGTTCTTGGTACAGAGCTAATGCCCAGTTGTGATCCGTATAGTTCTTCTTATCAAAGATAGACTTGGTAAAGTCCTTGACACTTGCTTCTTCGCATAGCATCTTATACATTAAGAACTGGATCTCAACATCTTCCTTGCATCGGTGTAGCATCTCAGGTGAGAACGTAGACCAATCCGTATGGTCAGGCTTCCACCGTCCTAGCCGCTTACCCCAAGCCTCGACACCATGTGGTGCACGAGTGCCATGTACAGGAGCACGGTCGGGATTGAGTATACGAGACATAATAAGAGTATCAATAATCTCTTGACCATCTTTCGGTACCCAGTTACATACTTTCTTTAGGAATGCTATATCAAATGTTGTACCGTTGTGTGCAAAGATTGTGGTACAATTGTTGAGGAATGTCTCAAGCTCATCAGACCAGCCAATGAACTCGTACATCTTGAGAGTTTCTATATCCTTGAAGACAGCACAGTGAAGAACTGTGGCCTGATGAAGCAAACCATCTGCTTCCAAATCCATTATTACTTTCATAGTGATACCTCATGTGCTACAGTATCTACGATTAGGTACCACTGTCCTTGGGCACCTCGGGATATTACAAATGTCTGGTTAGCTTCAATGTTAAGATCAGTCAGGGCTTGCTCTAGTTTACCGTGATCAAATTCAAACATGATTACAATCATCCTTTGCTACTAGATTTTCTTCGTAGCCACAGTCGTGGCATCTCTGAATACCTTTACCTTGATACACTATGAAGGTGTGACCTTCTTGGTAAATGCATTCAGGTCTTTGACTCTTAATGTAGTCAACAAGTTCCCAGTATCTTTCATCTTCAGTCATTTGATTGACTCCGGAAGATTGCTTTCTTAGCACAATCCCAGCCGTCGTACCAAAGTTTCTTTAGCTTACCATCCTTGTAAGGGCAGGAGGCTGGGTCTTTCTTATCGTACGCTGCATCCACACCTTCTTGATGTGCTGCTGTACAATTATCTTTTCGTGTTGTCATGATATATGTTTCCAAGTTAATCGTGCACACATGTTGTAGATGCATTGAAGTGTGACGTTGTGTTGGAGGGAGATCTCTTTATAAGTACGGCCTGCTTTACGTTGTTCTCGTATAGCCTGCACCTGTTCTTCAGTGAATTTACTATTATACCTGCGAGATCCTATAGGAAATGTTCCTGACTCTACTGAGTGTAGGATATTTTGTTGAGGTGTACACCACTCTAGATTATCTACCCGAGGGTTAGTTTTGTTAGAATCTAAATGGTTTACGTGAGGTAAGTTATTTGGGTTAGGAATAAAGGCTTGTGCTACCAGTCTATGCACTTGTTTATGCTCATATACGTAGTTCCTATGTAGCTTAGTGCAGGGGTATCCTCGTCTCATATCTAGTTTACGGATAAGTTCCTTAGTCCAATAGAAGCCGCCATTGGGTAATGGTTTTTGTATAGAGAGTGTCTTGACTCTACCGAGATTACTTACTTGGTAGAGACCTACATAGTCTTCTATATCTTTCCAGATCTCTTCCATAAGATTCCCTTAATAATTCATAGGTGTTGCTGACATGTTAGGCTTAAAGCCACGTTTACTTGGTCGGTAATTTTGAGGCTTGGGGACAGGATTCATTCGACCGGTCTGGTCATCAAAGTTGAGGTAATCTGCTGTACCTGTACGTCCAGTGAATCGACACTTGAGTACGGTAAGTTCGGAAGTGTTAGCACAGAATCTATCTTCGTGCTGTTGGTTACGGGCTATGGCTAAGACCATCCAGCTTAATTGCTTGAGGGTACCACTACCACGTAGGTCATCGAGGGTAGGAACGTATCCTTCCTCGAATGGTTTATCTTGTGTCTTCTTAAGGTGGACAATAAGGAAGATAGTAATGTTCAATTCTTTTACCATCTTCGCAAGCTTGGTCATAATAGTATCAATACGCTCTCGTTCTCCACCTTCTGCGGCGAACTCAGAAACAATAATCGAGAGGTGGTCGAGGAAGATAATCTTATGTCCTGTGGCAGCGAGGAATCTAACTTTGGAAAAAAGATTATCGTCGTCGAGCCCTCCGAAGTAGTCGTAACCAGTCCAACGTCCGCTGTTGAAAAAGTAATTGAAAGCTTCTCTCTCTTCGTCGGGATCAACTGATACGTCTGGGAGTGTGATTCGTTTGTTGAGTTTGAGGGACATGAGTCCAGCAATAGAGTCTCCAACGTCTTCCTCCAAGGCTATGTCTGCCATTTTAAAATCTGTTGTTTCAAAGAAATGGTATTTAAGCTCGCGCATTACTTGTGTCTTGCCGACACCGGAGCCTGCTGTGATGGTAACGAGTTCACCCATACGTATGCCGTATGTCTTCTCGTTCATTGATGCCCAACCTTCGGGCCAGTGGAAACATTCTTGGTTCTTACCATCCTTGTAACGATCCCAACAGTCGTTGTAATTAACTATTGAGTCCGGCATGTACATCTTGGCATGCTTCATTACATCCCACTTCAACTCATCTGCCTTCCCTTTGATGAGCATGTCGTTAGGATCTTTCTCAGAGTACGTTGCTATGTGTACCTTACCTGCTAGTAGTTTACACGCATCGTCTACTGCTGCTTGACCGGGGTCGTCCATATCAAAGCATAGTACTACCTTGTCGAACGAGTCGACGAATTCCATGGAGAGAGAAATATCTTTGGCCGCAGAAGCCGCGCCATGAGAGAGGGACACAACAGACGGTTCCCATCCCGGAAGACCCGACAGTTCTTTGAGCACTTGGTAGAGTGCCAAGCAGTCAAGCTCGCCTTCTGTAATGTAGAGAGTTTTTCCGTTAGGTTTGACGACGTGAGCACCGAAGAGTTCGGCCCCTGTGCAATCGCCTTTGCTAAACATCTGTTTAGATTCGATGATACGTTGTTTGTATCCACTGAACTTCCCCTTCTTATAGTAAGGATACATATGTGTGACTGGTTCGCCATTGGTTTCTGATAGTGTAACTCGTACGCCATAGCGTTCGCATGTTTCTTTTGTGATGTATCTATCTTTAAGATCCCGGAATGGGTAGATAGAGTATTCGGACAGAACGTCCTGAGGGTGTGCTTGTTTTGTAGATGTGTTCAGAGGAACGTGCTTCTCAAAGACTAATGGGAGCTGACCCGTACTGGTATTAGATGTAGATTTAGCAAATACCGTAGCTGCGGATGTTGATTCGAATCCGGGTGGGTGATCCACATAGGCTTTACAAGAGAAGCACGTTGCGTCATGAAAGAGCTTGCCATCCTTGGTAGTCTTTTCGTAGATGCGTAATGCATCAGAGCTGCCACATCCTTCATGCGGGTGCAATCCGGGTACCAACTCCTTACTAATTATGTTATCGCTGTTATACTTTCGCATGTACAATACTACCTATATGAGAGGGATTGTCATATGCAAGAGACTTGTGCCCCATGCATTAGTAAGCATAGGACAACAGGGGAAGTCTTTTAGTTCCCCCTGCAGCACATAATATTTATTGTCCACGAGATATAGCAGCAGCTGATTTCTTAGAAGCATCTTCCAGCTCCATAATAAAATCAGTGCCATCCTTGAATGAGATATGCCACTCAGGTACAATGGCAATGATATCTCCGTGACGATTAGTGATCTTCTTCCAGTCAGTGCGGATAGCTTTTAGGATATCGCTATGCTGGTTGATAATCTGTTGCGTCACACGCTCATGTTCAGAGCGCTTGGGATTTACTACGGTGGGTGTGGTGCGTACACGTTCTAGTGCTGACATAATATGTTTCTCCCTATGGGAACTATCTTATCAGTACCCCGAAGGACACTCATAGGATAGCTCCCGTATGTGTAGTACACCAACTGACTACACACACTTAGGGTTATGTCTTACTACACCCACATAAAGTTTACGCTAGAGCTAGGCCCCATGCAAACTTACCTGCCTCCCACATAGCACCTGCTACAGTACT